ATACATTATCTAAAAAATAAAGGAAATTAAAATGAAAACGGAAACAGAAACTATGCTAAAACAAAAAATTAAAAATTTTTTTAGAATTTTTAGTAAATTAAGAACTAATTTTGAGGAAGAATCATACGCAGTAATTAGTAAATCTGTAAAAATATTTGGAGACATTGATGCTGAAAATTTATATGTTGATGGTGAGTTTACTTCGCAATATAGCAGTATTAAAAATTTAAAAATTTCTAATTCTGGAAAAATGTTTTTAGAAAAAAATGCAACATTTGTGTTAGAACTTCAAAATATAGAAGTAGAAGGTATTTTTGTAGGAAATATAAAAGCTGAAAATGTAATCTTAAGAAATTACTCAATTTTTGAAGGTAATATTACTTATAGCGGAAGTTTAACTATAGAAAAAAATGTAAAAATTAATGGAAATATTAAATATATTAACACAACTAATGGACTTATTTTTTAAAAATATAAGATAAATTATGAAAAAAAATGAGATTCAAACTAAAATATCTATTATACAATCTATACTAGTAAAATATGAATCATATTTAAAAAATAATACTTCAGATGATACAGATGATAATACAATATTAAAAAATATCAAAAAAGAAACAAATATTTTGGATAAATATAAACTAAAATACCCTGAGTATTTTATATAAAGGAAAAAAGATGAGCACACAAATTGTTGATATATTAAGCACAGAATTTCAACCTAAGAATGAATATGTTTTAGTTAAACCAATAGAATTAAAGAAAGAAGAAATTACTGCTTCTGGGTTGGTTATTTCGTTAAATAAAAATCAAAGATCTTTTGATAGACCAACTATAGGCGAAGTAATATCATTAGGTACAGATATTAAAGATCTTACTGAAGGTATAGTTGTTATTTGGCCAATGACAGATGGTCTTGATATTGAATTTACAGATGGTAAATTTATTTTACTTAGATATTCAAGTATAATAGGAAGCAAAAAGTAATGAAATTATTCAAATCTGATTGTTTTTTAAATGAACAATTTGTATTTTTAGTAGCAATTGTTATTTTTATTTTATTGGATTTAATACATGGACTTTAAAGATAAAGCAGAATCATTAGCAGAGAAAATGAATAAATTATCTGAGAAATTTGAATTAGCAGATGAAATGACTTTAACTGGATCTGATATAATAGAATTCGTTGAAGAAAAGACGGAATCTATAGAATTATTCTCAGATGATATTTCAGCTACTGAAATTATTAATCTTCAAAATATGGTAGATGATTTTAAATATGTTAGAGATACATTAAAAGAAACAACAGATAATGGTAGACGAGTATTAAACTCTGTTACATTAGATTTACTTGATTCAGAAGATGATAAAAGAGCCACATTAATATTATCATTCGCTGAACTTAATAAGGCTGTTGGTGATAATATGAAACTTTATATGCAAAGCTACAAAGATATAAGTACTGTATTATTGAATATAGATAAAATTAAAAAATCAGCTGAAAAAGATAACATTAAAACAATTAACAATACTGTTAATGTTAATACTATAGAACCTATAAGTACTGTAGATTTAATTAAAAAGTTAAAGTCAATTGATAAATAAATAAAAAAAGGAGCACACATGACATATAAAGCTATTAAAGTAGTTACAATCGGTGATAAAACATTTAATCCTGGAGATATTTTTCCTATAGAATTAGTAGAAGATAGATTAATTAGAGGAAGAAAAATTGAAGCTGTAGAAGCTGTAGAAGCTGTAGAAGTTATTACAGAAGATGTAAAACCTAAAAAATCTAAAAAAATTAAAGAAGTAATCGAAGAAGTTGAAGAAGTTGAAGAACTTTTAATTGATGATTCTGCTGAGGTAGAAGTAGAAACAACTGAGGAGTAAATCCTCGGTTTTATTAGGCGATAGATATAGGCGCAGGATCAGACCATTTATTTAGTAGTTCCTCGTTCAATTTATCAATAACTTCATTAGCTTCACTTTTCATATCAGCATAATTTATTCTTGCTCCTCCAATTAGTGCCTGGTCAAATTTACCAGTGATACTCCCCCATAAAAACTTAACTTTCGCAGTAACATACCCCTTCACCCATTCGTGGTTATATACTAAATCTCCGAGTGGATCTGCTAAATATTCATATTGATAATGTAATACAGCAGGACCTGAATAATTTTCTAAAACTTGTAAAACTTTTCTATGTGGATTAAAATTATATACAATATCATCACCAAAATACTTATCCAAAATTGCTTTAGTAGTACTTACTGCAATAATACCAGGAATAATATCACCTGTTAATGATCCACTAAAGAATTGCTCAGACCATAAATTTGGTACATATCCTGAGCCAAAATTTGCTCCAAAATTAGTGATATTACTTGTTCCACCTTTTGATAATTTTATTAAATTAGTCATAGTGTCTGGCATTGTATAAGTTGATTTTCCATTTAATTGTACAATAACAGTGCCTTCTAATGTTCCATAAGCATACTCTGTAAATTTTTGAACTGAATCATCAATGATCTGTCCAATTTGCTCATCAGTAACTTCAATATTAATTAGTGGTGCTCCAAGTTGTTGTTTAACATATGCAATTAAACCTGTTTTTGTATTAATTCTTGACATATATATTCCTGTTTTTACTATTATTTATAAATATTAAAAAAGATCGGATTAAAAATGTATGAAACTGCAAAACAAGGTTGGTATAAGATATTAAACCAAGAAAAATTTATTAAGCCAATTGATGAGCATATGAAGTCATTTAAAGATGGACATGTTAATTACAAATCTAGTCTTGAATTAAAAGCAATTAGATATTGTGATTATAATAAACATATAGTTAAATGGAGCTTGGAGCCATTTAATGTAAAATATTTAAAGCCAACTGATGGTAAAGTGCATAGATATTATATTGATTTTTTTATTGAATTTAGTACAGGTGATAAGTTTTTAGTTGAAGTTAAGTCTAAAGGTGAAACGGTTCCGCCAAAGAAACCTAAAAAAGCTACTGATAAATCAATAATGAGATATCAGAAAGCAATTCAGACTTATGCTATTAATTGTGTAAAATGGGAAGCTGCAAAAAAATTTGCTCAAGAAAGAGGGTTAAGATTTATAATACTAACTGAAGATCATTTGTTGTGATTTACAGTTAATATTAAAAAGCTCCAAATACATCATCTTCAAATTTTGATACTATAGGTTTTTTAATTTTAGTATCAAACCCTAGTACATTCTCAATTACTGTTACTGACTCATTAACTTCAACCTCATGATCTTGTTCAGTTGAAACATCTAATAATTCCTGGAAATAACTATCTAATGTATCATAAGAAACTTCATCTTGAATTGATATATCATTTGAATCCAATTCTTGTATTAATTTATTTGCATATGGTTTACAACTTAATTTATATGCAGATTTAATATCGTTGTTAGTAAATAAATTATTAACACCAGGAATCATCAATTCTATACTAGTAATTTCCATAATTTTATTATTTGGTAAAACAATTAAATTTCCTAATATATCATTTAAACCTATTGTGTCATCGAAATCTATACCATATATTATTTCTATTGATTGTCTACTAATGAATAAATTTATATTATCTAAATTTACTAATCCAAAATCTGAAAAGTTATATCCAGAAGAGTCAAATGATTCGTTTGTTTCTGGCATCATATATATATCATATATTTTAGAACTATCAGATTTTAAGTGTGTATAATCACCAAAAACTACATCATCTTTATTGATTTTTCTAGTTACTAAAAATTTTGTCAAAATTCCATATAAATTTATCAATTCGTTGGTTATGGATTTATTTAAAGAATATTCTGGATTCTTTGAAAAATTAAAATTCATTATAACCTCTTTGTTATTATTTATAAATAAAATAAAAATTATAAAAGGTATCATATATGCAAATAAATGAAATAGTAAAAACATTCCTAAAACAACCGAATGAATTAAAAGATAAAGAAAGCTCTACTGTTAGTAAAACGAATACGTTAATTGATTTAACTAACTCAGATCTTTATCCTAATACAGGTTCATTTTTTGATGATAATAATAGTAGTCTATTTGGGAGATCTGAAATTAGCGATGTAGTTTTCAAACAAAAAGATAAGATTATGAGATATAGACAACTTGCCATGACTCCCGATATCTCAGATGCAGTAGATGAGATAGTTAATGAAATTACTTTTAGTACTGGTGATAAAATACCATTAAAGATTGATATAAATGAAGATAATACTAAATTAGTTGAAGCAATTACTGAAAAATTTGAAAAGATTAATAAACTTCTAAATATAAAAAGACAATTATTCTCAATAGTTAAAAGAGGTTATGTAGATGGACAAATTATTATGCACTGTGCATATGAAAAATCAAATACAAAATCGGGTATTACATCTATTAAAATGATAGAGCCTTGTATGCTTTATTTTGATATAAAAGATAATTCATACAAATATATGAATTCAGATAAAAATATAATAGGATTTAATTCAGTACAACAAAATTCATATAATATTGAAGAACTTGTTAGAGAAGATTTTGGATTATATGATGGTAACGTAAATCTCGGATATCTTGAATATGCTATTAAACCTGCAAATATTTTGAAAACATTAGAAGATCTTTTAATTCCAATGAGATTTAGTCGTTCAATTTCAAGAAGAGTATTTAATGTTGATATTGGTGATTTACCTTCTAAACGTGGTGCAGAAGTAATGAATGAATATCAAAATAAATTTAAATATAAAAAGTTCTATAATAATGAAACAGGTGAAGTTTCAAACCAACAACATATCACATCAATGGTTGAAGATTACTGGTTTAGTAATAGAAGTGGAAGTAAAGGTACAACTGTTGAAACTATTGATGAATCTGGAAATCTAGGTGAACTTGGAGATATTCTTTATTTTGCTAAAAAATTATATAGAGCTTTAAAAATTCCATCAAGTAGAATTGATATTAATCCAGATGGTGATAAAGATTTCGACTATGAGTCAACAAGAGTATCTAAAGAAGATATGAAATTTTTTATATTTATCTCGAGATTGAGACAAGTATTTAGTTCATTATTTAAGGAAATATTAAAAAGAGAGGTTATTTCTTGTGGAATAATGTCAGAATCAGAATGGAATGAAAAAGAAGATTTTATATCAATAGAATTTATTAATGAAAATAAATTTATTGAAAAAATGAAACTTGAAAATCTATTAAAACAAATGGAAATATACGGAGCTGCTAAAGAATTTGAAGGTAAAATATTCCCTGTTAGAAATTTACTTAAAGATATATTCAATTATTCTGATGAAGAAATTAATGATAATTTTAAAGATATAGATAAAGAAGCAAAAGATAAAACATTTGCTAAATTCTATATAAAAGAAGAGTTTTAATAATTGACAGCTGACCGAGATGTCATTAAACTAAATTTAAAAAAAGATTTAGCGCTAAATCTAATTAGAACCCGAGTAATGCTGAATAGGTTTGTCCATTCAGATTTTAAGTCTTTGAATGCTTAAATAAATACTTGGTTTTTTCGTACTTAATATACTAGTATATTTTGAACACGGAAAGTAATGCTAAAGTTCATAAAGGAGAAAAATATGGCTGAAATGTTAAGCCCGGGCGTAAACGAACATGGCTTAAGTAAAAATAAAAACTGAAATGCGCTCTTATGTAGTAATGCATAAGTAATAAATCCATTGAATTGCTGGGAACTCTAAGATAGAAATATTATGACAATCAGCAGCCAAGCATCTTTTAACAGATGAAGGTTCAACGACTATCCAGAAATGGAGTACACTCAAGTGAGTGGAAGCAGTGGACATCCTAAAAGGATGATGATATAGTCTGTTCTTTATGGAAACATAAAGTTGAGTTAAAAGCTCAGATTTAGAATTAACGATTCTAAATTGAACATAAAGGTTCGTTACAGAAGTTGATTCAAGTACAATTGTACCTTCATTATCTAATTCTATTGGTGTGTTTTGCGGTGATTTCGTAAAAGGACCAGTTGATGCATATTTGTTAATTACAAGTGTAGATGATTTAATTAATTATTATGGTAAACCTACTAATGGTAATTACAATCAATGGTTCCAAGCATATAACTTTTTACAATATGGTAACAGTTTACTAGTTTCTAGAGCTGCAAATAGTATCGGAGTTGCTGTTGAAATTGATGGTAGTGTATTCGTAAGTGTTGATGCTCAAGATACAAATATGGTTTCAGTAAGTAACACTGGAACATTATTAAATCCAGTATTTGAATTAAATCAATTTATCTCATTTGGTACAAATGATAAGTTTTACCAAATTGTTGAAATAGATTATACTGATGATTTTATTGTACTTGATAGAGGTTTAGAAACAATGAGTTTAGCTGCTGGAACAGCAATTAATACTTGGACACAAACTATGAATGGTGTGGTTGAAGCTACTATATCAACTAATACTTCTGATGTTGTTTATGCTGGTCAAACTATTAAAGTACCTAACTCTGCTGTAGATAATTATTATAGTTATGTTAATGATTTAGTAAATGTTAAAAACTACGCTGATTTTGAAAATATTGAAAGCTCAATTAGGTTTTCAGGAGTATCAAACACTAAATTAAAATTCATCGCTAGAAATCCTGGTACATGGGCAAATGATTTACAAATCTGTATTGCTAAACCAAATTCATTCTTAGCAAATGCTGCTAATAGAGCAAACCATTTAACAAGATATGCTTTTGAAGGTATTGTTTTAGATGATTTATTTGAATATGCACCGACTGATACAGAAATTGCTATTATAATTAAATATGGAACAGAAATTGTTGAAATTTTTACAGTTGATTTAAACCAATCTGCTAAAGATTATAATAATAAATCTACATATATTGAAACTGTTATTAATACAACATCAAAATATGTATATGTTAAAAATAACGTTGATAACTCAACAATTGCTGATTATGTATTAGTTTACAATCCTACAACATCTACTTACATTGGTACAACATTAACTTTAGGTTATGCTGCTGATTCAGAAATTAATACTGCTGATTTATTAACTGCTTATGAATTGTTCTCAAATAAAGAAGATATTGATATTGATATTGTTATTGCTAATGAATTAGATAATGGTGTTAGTGCTAGAAATCTTGTTGATACTAGAGGTGATTGTATTGGATTTATCGGTGCAAATCATTCAGATTTAGTTGGTCAGAAATCTGCTATTGCTGTTTCTAATCTTATTGATTGGAGAACATCAGGATCGTTAAATTATAATGATATGTTTATTGTTGCTTGTGGAAATTACAAATACCAATACGATAGATATAATGACAGATATAGATGGGTAAATATTGCAGGAGATATTGGTGGTCTTAGAGCACAAACTACTTCAAATAGAGCTTCATGGTGGGCATCTGCAGGTCTTGAAAGGGGTCAAATTCAAAATGCTATTAAACTTGCGTTTAATCCTACTCAAGGTCAAAGAGATATGTTATATAAAAATGGAATTAATCCAATTTGCTCATTCCCTGGACAAGGAATTGTTATGTGGGGTCAAAAAACATTACTTGATAAACCAAGTTCGTCAAATATTAACGGTTTATCAGAATTAATAGCTGCATAAGTTATAAATAATTCAAATAAAAATCTGGGGAGATTTAAATTGAATATACAAGAAATGATTGGTTTATATTATAAAAATACTATAAGCTCACAAAAATTGATATATACTATATCAATAAATAATTTATCATCAAAAGATGAATTTTGTAAATACTTTATGACAACAGATATTTGCCAAAACTGTAATTCAAAAATGAATTTTACTGGTTTTAAAAATGGTTTTGTTTGTTCAATTGAATGTAGAAAAGAACAACGAACACTAAAGAAGAATATAATTGAATTTAAAGATTTAACAATAGAAGAAATGAAAAAGACAATTATAAATAATATCACAAAACAATTTTTTATTTCAAGAAAATTTCTAAAAATAAACTTTCTTACTGAAAGAGATTGTTATGATATTTTTTACCCTACTAGAAAATGTGACTATTGTGAAAAAGAAAGTGAATTTATTAGTTGGAATAATGGATATTCTAATAAATGTGAATCAGTAGAATGTTCAAGAATTCAAAGAAAGTTAAAAACAGAAAATACAAATATCCTTAAGTATGGTGTAAGAAATATTTCGATGTATGAAGATATTAAACAAAAGAAATTATTAACATTTAAAGAGAATTTTGGTGTGGAAAATATTTCTCAATTAGAAAAAACACAAATAAAAATCAGAGAAGCAAATATAAAATCTGGTAGATGGAAAGCACTTCAAAAAATGGACGATATTTCAGTATATTATAGGAGTTCTTCATTTAAACATGGATTTGAATATAATATTTTAACAACTGAAGATGAGAGGAAGTTATTAAAAGAAAATGGTGTTTATAATAATGTTAAAAATAGGAATGGTTGTGTTAGAGATCATTTATTAAGTAGAAGATATGGATTTGAAAATAATATTCCTACTTGGATTATCTCACACCCTGTTAATTGTGAGATAGTTACACACTCAGAGAATTTAAGCAGAGCATCAAGAAAAGAAGGTGATAATCTTTTAACTTTAGAAGAACTTTTAATAAGAATAGCTTACTATAATACATTTAATAAAATGTCCTAAACAAGACAAAAAACTGTCAATGATCAGGCGAACTTAAAACCCATTGAATTGCTGGAATATCTAAGGTGAGAACTACGACAATCAGCAGCCAAGCATCTTTTAACAGATGAAGGTTCAACGACTATCCAGAAATGGAGTACACTCAAGTGAGTGGAAGTGGTGGGGTATTTTCTATTCTCCCCAGTTAGAAGATATGTGATATAGTCTTATCTATTTGGAAACAAATAGCAGTTATAAATGCCAAAATATAACGGGTATAATCTAACGAATTATATTGAAATTTAATGTTGATCGTGTTAACACAAGAGGATTATTCAATACTCTCGAAAGAGCTCTTGGAAAAATGGCTAAATACCAAGTTATGGAATTTAATGATAACTTTACTAGAAATAGAATTGTTTCAATG